GTAAACTGTAGGTCTCAATTCTTCCGGCCTCGTAAAGTGCGCACCAGCGCCACCGATAACCGGAACTCGCGACAGTACCCCAGCTTTTGATGCTGTCGCACGCCTGTATAAAAGTAGTGCCGCTCACTTGGCAGATAGCCCTGGAGCACCGAAGCCCGCCCCGAAAGGATCGCGGGCTTTTTGCATTTCGAGGAAAGTTGCTCATGACCATCCGCCTCAGTGCCCGGCGCATCGTGACCGCGATGGCCTTGATTGGCCTTGCCCGATACGCTACGTGCGACAGCTTGTGGCACGACATAGTTCTGACTCACCGGCATAACTGGTGACCACACAGAGAGCATCTGCCAGTAGGCGGCGCGAAGATCAGGCGCGACCGTTGGCCGTAGTCGCTCTCTGTGTGGTGAAAGCGCCCCGCGTAACTTCGGGAAAAGTAGGGCGCTGCGCATGCTGAGGCGCTTCATGTAGTTGCCAGTCGGTCAGCGGCCAACATGGCGGGGAGATAAACGCGGCACAGGGGCTGACACCTCCGCGTCGCCCCTGCAAGGCAACCTGCCGGGATCAGCTCCGGTCACCGCATCCATTATTCAGGCAAGTGAGACTTCAAGCCGCTTACCCAAAGCCTTAGCCGCTTGCTCAACGAAATCGAGCTTCGACGCGTGGCCAAGATCGAACAGTCGATCAACCTGGGGAGTGTGTACGCCCAGCAGCCGGGCCAGATCCGCTTTCCGCAGCTTCTGCGCGAACATTTCGTTCCAGATCAGGATCTTCGCCTCAGACAAGGCCGGCAGCGCCACGGTGCGTTGCCCGGTCTCGGCGGCAGATGGAAGCGGTACAGGCTGGCGCCCGTCGAAGTAGGCCTGCAGCGCTGTTTCGATCGCATCGACAGCGTTGCGCAGCGCGTCTTCCTCGTCATCGCCAACCGAGTTCACGGTAGGGAAATCAGGGAAGCCGACGAGGATAGTTCCGTTGGTGTCCGGTTGCAGGGTTACAGGGTAGTTCATCATAAGTTCCTCATTGGAAGTGTGTCGCCATTGCTCGGTTTAGCAAGGTGGTGATTCATGATTCAGCGAGTAGCAGAGAAACCCCTTGCGGGGCCTCTCCTCACTTCAGTTTCAGATCCTTCAAGATTTTGTTGTGGAGCCCAGTGCCTATTTCCTTTGCTCCGTGATCTGGGAAGGTGCTTCGTTCACCGTTCAGTTCGACGTTGAAGTGGCTGCCTTTGCCGGGAGTGAACTTCGCTCCTCTGCGCTCTAGCCACCGTCGAAACTCGCTGTATTTCATAAACCTCCTTTCGTCTGTTGATGGAATAATTATACAACAGAAGTGTTGTGTGTCAAAGGCTTTTCACAACATTTGTGTTGTTTCTTTTACCCTCGCTCTTGAGTGAGCTTTGCCGCTGCCGCCTTTGGTGCCAGCGGCGTTTTTATTCCTGAGGTACGCCATGGATGATCTCCAGCAGCGCATTGATGTGCTGCGCCCCTGTGCGGGCGACACCATCGTGCTGACCGTGCCGGGCCGCCTCACCGATAAGCAGCGCGACCAGATCCGCCGTGTGGCCACCGAATGGCTGCCGGTCAGCGTAAAGGTACTGGTGCTGGATTCCGGTATCAGCGTGGCCCACATCGCAGCACCAGCGCACGCACCTGCTGTCGCTGCACCCGCTGAGCCTGTCCACTTCGATACGTGGTATCGGCATCGCATCAACGTGGCCCATGCCAAGTACATGGAGCGCACCTCGTACAGCCTGCGATGCGACTGGAGCACGTTCCCGCCCGAAGCGATCAAGCGATACCTCGACGGGCCAGGCGTATGAGCGCAGCTGCCGAGATGTACAGGTTCGACCTGATCCGCGCCATCGTGCCCGACCGACCGGCCATGACCTACCCAGTTCACCAGCCCACGGTACTGGACGACTACTGCGAGCTGCTCGCCGACTGCGCCGAGGCCAAGCGCCTGCTGCGCGCCAACGGTCACGGCGAGCCGGGCATGAGCGTGCGCGAGCTGGTGCAGCTGCTGCTGGCGCTGCCGACCGCACCGGCCAAGACCGCGCCTACCCGCAAGAGAAAAGGAAAGCGCCGATGACACAGACATCGATCACGATCACGCTCAAGTGGCGCTGGTGGCTCAAGAGCTACCTGTTCGGCGTGTTGCTGATGGCCCGACTGGTCGGCCGCGAGCCCAACTGGGACCGCGTCCAATACTGGATCGGCAAGGGCATCAAGTTTCAGGTGCGCTGATGGCCGCGCGACCCAAAGCGATCTGTCGCAAGGTCGCATGTGGTGCATTGATCGACGCACCTGGGTACTGCGCCAAGCACACGAAGCAGGCGGTCGGATGGAATCGTTCGCATGGTGACCTGACCAGTGCGCAGCGCGGCTACGGCTACCAGTGGCAGCAGCTTCGCAGCAGGGTGCTGAGGCGCGACGCTGGCCTCTGCCAGATCAAAGGGCCGGGCTGCACCTACGTGGCGCGCGAGGTCGACCACATCGTGAACAAGGCCACCGCCCGCGAGAAGGGGTGGACAGACGCGCAAATCGATGATGAATCGAATTGCCAGGCTGCCTGCCCTACGTGTCACCGGGCGAAAACCACGGCTGAGAGGGGAGGGGGAGGCTAGATCTCTGGCCGGTTTTCCCCCTAGACCGACTAGCTAGTTTAATTTTTACTTCCGCAATTCAGACTTTCAGGAGCGACAGTATGCCCAAACCCCGAACCCCTTCGGCGGTGCTGGAGGCTCGGGGTGCTTTCGACAAGGACCCGGCCCGGCGCCGTGAGGATTTTGCCGCCGGCGAGTTCAGCCCCGCGCCACCGGACTACTTCACCGAGCCGCAGCGCGCGGTCTGGGACGAGATCGTCGCGGCCCTGCCGGCATCCGTGCTTCAGGCGACCGACCGCATCGCCGTCGAGCTCGCGGCGCGCCAGGTGGCGCACTTCCGTGTCATGCCTGACGCTGACGTGACCGCGGCCCAGCTTGCGCAGATCCGGACTGCGCTGGCGGTGCTGGGTATGACGCCGGCGGACCGTTCGCGCGTCTCAGCAAAGAAAGACGCGCCTACGAACGCGTTCGCCGAGATGATCGGCGGTAGCAAGAAGGCGCACTGATCATGTCGGCCGATTTTGTCGGCACGGCTCTCGAATACGCGCAGCAGGTTGTCAAAGGAAGGATCGTCGCCTGCAAATGGGTCAAGCTGGCCTGCAAGCGGCACCTCGACGATCTGAAGGCCAGCCGGAAAAAGGCGTTCCCGTACTACTTCGACGAAGACGCTGCCAACAAGGTCTGCAGGTTCCTTTCGCTCATGCCCCATACGAAAGGCAAGTGGGCGCGCAAGCGCGAGACAATTACCCTAGAGCCGTGGCAGTGCTTTGCATTCTGCTCGCTGTTCGGCTGGAAGCTCCGCAAGAACGACCGGCGCCGGTACCGCAAAGCCTATTTCGCGGTGCCGCGGAAGAACGGCAAGTCGATCATCGGCTCGGGCGTTGGCCTGTACATGTTCTCGGTCGACGGCGAGTTCGGCGCCGAGGTGTATTCGGGCGCTACCACCGAGGCGCAGGCGTGGGAGGTCTTCCGCCCGGCCAAGCAGATGCTCGAGCGTACGCCGGACCTGAAGGAGGCGCTCGGCGCGGAGGTCTGGGCGAAGGCGCTGCTGGTGCCGTCGGATGGTTCGCGCTTCGAGCCGGTCATTGGCAAGCCCGGCGACGGCGCGTCGCCGTCCTGCGCGATCGTCGACGAGTACCACGAGCACGACACGTCCGAGTTGGTCGACACGATGGAGACCGGCATGGGCGCGCGCGAGCAGCCGCTGCTGCTCATGATCACCACTGCCGGCTTCAACATCGCAGGCCCATGCTACGACCAGGAGAGCGACGCCAAGAAGGTGCTCGAAGGCGTGCTGGACGACCCGGAGCTGTTCGCGCTGATCTACACGATCGACGAAGGCGACGACTGGACCAGCCCGAAGGTGCTGCGCAAAGCAAATCCGAACTTCGGCATTTCTGTCGATGAGGATTTCCTGCTGGCCCAGCAACGGCAGGCCATGCAGAGCGCGTCGAAACAGACCCGCTTCAAGACGAAGCACCTGAACATCTGGTGCTCGGCGAAGTCGGCCTGGCTGAATATGCTCCAGTGGAACAAGTGCGGCGACAAGAAGCTGGCGCCTGAGCAGTTCAAGGGCGAGCGGTGCTACGTCATCCTCGACCTGGCCAGCCGCTCAGACGTGTGCGTGATCATGCTCATGTTCGTCAAGGTCATCGACGGCAAGCAGCATTTCTATTTTTTTGGCAGGTACTACCTGCCGGAAGACGCGATCGAGAACGACCCGAAGAACAGCGGCGCCTACAAAAAGTGGGTGATCGATGGCTACCTTGAGCAGCACGAGGGCGCCGAGATCGACTTCGACCTGATCGAGGAAGACACCCTGGCGCTGGTGGCCGAGTACGGGCCGGATGAGACCGTGTTCGACCCGTACCGCGCCGCGCAGCTGGAACAGCGGCTCACGAAAAACGGCATCACGGCCGTGGAGCTGGGCCAGACGGTCAAGAACTTGTCGCTGCCGATGAAGGAACTCGAGAGCGCCATCAAGGCCGGCCGCGTGCACCACGACGGCAACCCGGTGCTGACCTGGATGATGTCGAACGTGGTGGCCAAGCTGGACGCCAAGGACAACATCTACCCGCGCAAGGAAAAGCCCGAACAGAAGATCGACGGCGGTGTCGCCGCGATTATGGGCGTCGCTCGCGCAATCAGCGGGGAAGAAGCCGCCACCTCATTTTGGGACAAACCTTGAATTTTCTCGACCGACTATTAGGCCGCAAGTCGGCCCAGCGCACCGACGCCGAAATCATGAAACTGCTCGACGGCGGCGGGGGCGGCCTGGTCGCCGGCGTGCACGTCAACGCGCGCACCGCGCTGGAAGTCTCGACGGTGCTCGCGTGCGTGAAGGTGATCGCCGACGGCTGTGCGACGCCGAAGCTGCACGTCTATCGCGAAAAGGCCGACGGCACCCGCGAGCGCGCGACCAACATTCCAGAATATCGGCTGCTGGCGCGCCGGCCGAACGAATGGCAGACCTCGTTCGAATGGCGCCGCATGATGACGATCCATGCGGCACTGTCCAAGGGGGGGCTTTCGATCAAAGTGCGTGGCTTGAATGGCCGCGTGCGGGAGCTAATTCCGATCGAGCCTGGCCGGTGGGACGTACAGCGCGTATCGCGCTACGAACTGGTGTATCGCTGCTGGGACGAGTTCGGCCTGATCGGCGAATTCGGCCCCGACGACGTGTTCCTGTTGAACGGCGTGCAATGGGACTGGGTGCAAAATCTGGACGCAGTCAAGTTGGCGCGCTCCGCGATCGGATTGTCCATGGCGACTGAGCAGAGCCAAGCGGCCATGCATAAAAACGGCCTGCGGCCGAGCGGCGTGTACACCGTCAACAAGGTGCTCGACGATAAACAGCATGAGCGGCTGACAACCTGGATCAAGAAGTTTGCCGGAAGTTCGCGCACAGGCGATCCGCTGGTGCTCGACAACGACGCGCGCTGGACCCCGACGGCGCAGTCCGGCGTCGACGCCCAGCACGTGGAAACGCGCCGGCTGCAGATCGAAGAGATCTGCCGCGGCTACGGCGTGTTTCCGATCATGGTCGGCCACAACGACAAGTCGGCGACGTTCGCCAGCTCCGAAGCGTTCTTCGCCGCGCACGTCAAGCACACGCTGGCGCCCTGGCACGTAGCCTGGACACAGCGCCTCGACGAAACCTTGCTCGACGGCTCGGGTCCATTGTTTGCTGAGTTCGACACCCGCTATCTGATGGCCGGCTCGATGCGCGACCGCTCGCAGTGGGCGCGGACGATGGCCGAGATGGGCATCTATACCCGCAACGAAATTCGCGACGAGGAAGGGAAGGACCCACTTCCAGGCCTCGATGAACCGCTGACCCCCATGAACATGGCCCAGGGCGGCAAAAAAGGAACGAACGATGATGAATCTACCACTGCGCCCGCTGGCTCGTAGCCTGCAGGTTGCCTTGCCGCGCGCACCGGAGCGCCCGGCGCCGACCGTCCCGCAGCGGCCGGCGCCGCCAGTCCTGGAGCGCAAGCATGGCGCCGGTGGCCGTGAGGTGCGCAGCTATGTCCTGCAACTGAAGGCAGTCGGCGACGACGGCACGATCGAGGGCTACGGCTCCGTGTTCGGCGTTCGTGATTCGTACGACGATGTGATCGCCCCGGGCGCCTATGCCGAGTCGCTGAAGGCGCACAAGGTGGAAGGCACCATGCCGGCCATGCTGTGGCAGCACGATGCGTCGGCGCCGATCGGCGTCTGGCTCGAAATGGTCGAGGATGCCAAGGGCCTGCGCATCAAGGGCCGGCTGGCGCTGGAAACCGTCAAGGGCGCCGAGGCCTATGCGCTGCTGAAGATGGGCGCGCTGAACGGTCTGTCGATTGGCTTCGTCTCGAAGGCCTGGACGTACGACCGTGAGACGAACGTGCGTACCCTCACCGAAGTCGAGTTGTGGGAGGTGTCCCTGGTGACCTTCCCGTCGAACGAGGCGGCACGCATCACCGGCGTCAAGGCGGCCGACGTCGCCGGCATCAAAACCATTCGTCAAGCCGAGACGGCCCTGCGGGATGCGGGCTTCTCGGCGGACGCGGCCAAGGCACTGATTGCCGAGGTCAAACGCATCGCTTTGGATGAGCGGGACGCTCATGAGGCAGGTGCTGCGGCGCTCAACGCAGCTGATCGGCTGCTCAAATCCCTCACTTCCTGAAAGAACTTATGAACAAAACCCGCAACGTGGCCACCCTGTTGGCCGTCACCATGGCCGCGCACTTCGCAGCCTTCCAGGCCAAGGCCGGCGCCGTCGTCTACGAGAAGCGCGAAGAGCCGACCCTACGCTCGGTCGCCGAAGCGATCGACAAGATCAACACGGCCTTCACTGAATACAAGCAGACGAATGACCAGCGCATCGAGGCGATCAAGTCGGGCAAGTCGACCGCCGACCTGGATGCCAAACTGGCCAAGATGGACGAAGCGATCTCCTTGATGTCCGAGCAGAAGAGCCGCCTCGAGCAGATGGAGACGAAGCTGTCGCGTCCGGGCGCCATGGGCGGCGGCAACCGCGAGCCTGGTGTCAGCCAGGAAGAAGCCGAGTACAAAACCGCGCTGTTCGACTGGATGCGCGCCCCGAAAGACTTCGACCGTGAGCAACGCATGCACCAGGCCTACAAGGCGCTGGAAGCGAAGAGCGGCGCTGATGGTCGCGAGAAGCGCGCCACCCAGACCGTTGTCGGCAACAATGCCGCCGGCGGTTACGCGCTGCCGGAAGTCATCGAGCGCACGATCGCGCGCCTGTCGGCCGACATCTCGCCGATCCGCCAGATCGCCACTGTGCGCACTGTCGGCAGCACCGACTACAAAGAACTGTTCGACATCGGCGGAGCCGGCTTCGAATGGGTTGGCGAGGGCGACACCCGCAACCAGACCAACACCCCGAACCTGGTGGAAGTCGCGCCGACGTTCGGCACGGCATCGGCCAAGCCGCAGGCGTCCGAAGAATCGATGGACGACCTGTTCTTCAACGTCGAAGACTGGCTGACCGGCTCGGCGTCGGAATCGATGGCAGTCGGCGAAGGCGCCGCGTTCATCGGCGGCGACGGCGTCAAGAAGCCGACCGGTATCCTGGGCGGCCCGGCTCCAGTGATCACCGGCGACGCAGCGCGTGCGTTCGGCACCCTGCAGTACCTGGCCTCGGGCCAAGCTGCTGCAATGCCGACCAATCCGGAAGTGTTCCTGGACATGGTCTACGCGCTGCGCGCCCGCTATCGCAACAACGCCCAGTGGCTGACCAGCAAGCTGATCCTGGCCGCGCTGCGCAAGTACAAGGACGGCGATGGCCGCTACCTGTGGCAGCCGGCGCTCACCGCCGGCCAGCCGGCCACCTTCCTCGGCTACGGCATCACCGAAGCGGAAGACATGCCTTCGCTGGCGGCGAATGCGTTCCCACTGGCTTTCGGCGACTTCAAGGAAGGCTACCTGATCTGCGACCGCGTGGGCATGCGCATCACCCGCGACGAGATCACCACGCCGGGCTTCGTGAAGTTCTACGTGCGCAAGCGCGTGGGCGGCAAGCTGCGTAACACCCAGGCGATCAAGCTGCTGAAAATCGCCGCGGCGTAAGCGGTCCACCACCCCCATGAAAACGCCCCGTGACTGGGGCGTTTTCGCATCCTGGAGAACACATGAAACTCATCGCAACGCAGAACTTCAGCTGGGCGCACCGCGGCGTCGAGGTCGAGCAGTTCGAAAAAGGCGCGGTCATCGAGACCGAAGACGCCGATCTGATCAAGGTCGCGACCGACGAAGGCTGGGCCAAAAAGGCCGGCAAGACCGACGCGAAAGCGGACGGCGCCGAGTAACCACCCGCTGCCCGGAGATCGACATGATCCACCTGACCATGACGCCCGCGACGTCAAACATCCGAGCTTATGACCAGCCGGGCGGCTACGAAAACCGCAGACCGTACCTGGCCATCGTCACCGTCACGCACCTGACCGACAAGATCGTGTACCTGCACGGCGCCGTCGGTACGGTCTGCCGCGAGACCTGGACCAAGACGCTCGACCTGCTGCGCGAACGAGGCGTCACCACGGTGATGCTCGAGCGGCACGGGCGCATGAAAACAATCGAACTGGCGGCGCCTGTCGCCGGTTCCTGAACAGAAATACGAGGACCACATGGCCGCAATGACCGACATTCTTGAAAACAAGTACATCGACTGGTTCTTCCGCGGCCAGGCGCTGGGCTTGGCCGGCGCAAGCGCCGCTGCCGGTACCGGCCCGGCCACGCTGTACATCAGCCTGCGCGCCGCCGCCGATTCCGACGGCACGCCTGGTGCGGAGCTCTCCGGCGCCGGTTACGCGCGCGTGCCCGTCACGTCGTCGCTGGCCAACTGGGCCGGCACGCAGGGCGCCGGTACCACTGCCGCGTCGAGCGGTTCGAGCGGCACCACCTCGAACAACAACCCGATCACCTTCGGCACTCCGGGCGCCGCCTGGGGGCAGGCTGTCGGCTTCGGCGTGCACGACTCGCTGACCGGCGGTTCCGAGCTCTACTATTCCGCGCTGGCGGCGCCGAAGACGATCAACCAAGGCGACCCGGCACCGTCGTTCGCAGCCGGCTCGCTGACCATCCAGGTCGACAACTGATCATGGATATCCGCGAACGCATCCTCGCGCGCGGCGACTTGGGCGAACTGGTCACCCGGCGCGACCTGGACGGCATCAAGGCGAAGCTCGACGCCGAGGGCTTGCGGGTACCGCAGCAACGCTTCATCACCGGTCGGGTCATCGCCGTGATGCACCCATCCGAAGGCCGCGACATTCTGCGTCGCCTCGAGGCGTTGGCTGAAATGGATATCGGACTCCGTTTCAACATGCCGTTTCTGCAACATGGCGATGGCATCGATATGGGCGACCCCGGAACGTGGCGCGAGCTCGACACGATGGCGCAGCTCTACTCTCATACCGATGGCGAAATGGGCCTGTCGGGTTCGCAGGTGTCCATGTTGAAAGAGATTTCTTTGACCCCCGTGATCGTTGATCGCCTGAAGGTCGAAGCGGCTGTGAACGAAATTTTGGGAAGTGATACCGCATAATGGCAATGACCATCGCAGAAGCAACGATTATCCCTGCTGGCACGGTGATCCCGTTCGGTTCCTACACTGAAGCGGCGCCGGCACCGGCCGGGGTGGGCGCTGTCGTCGGTCCGTTCGCAGACTACGCCGACACCTTTGTCTACCGTATCACCAACGGCTCCACGGCACCAGGCTCCCCAATCGTCATCGTCTTCTACGCCTTGACGGCTGGCGGCCGCTGGTACGAAGTTGACCGCGTCAGCGGCGATGTGGTGGCGGGATCTACCGGAGTGGTGCCACCGAGCGGAACCATCCCTTGCCCCGCAGGTTGCGTGTCGTTCACCGCCAAGGCATTCGGTAACACATCGCAAAACGTGACGGTCGAGGTCTACCTGGCGCGCCAGGTGCCTTAAGCCATGTCGCGCGACTACTCACGCAGGCTGCCGGCCGGCACGAAGGTTTCGGCAGGGACGCCGATTGGGCGCAGCGTCACCGCCCACTTCCCGCTGGTGCGTGACTTTAAATCGGCAGTGCGCGGTCGGCCGGGCTTGGGGGTGTCTACCGGGCCAGTCCTCAAGCCTACGGTCACGGGTAAAGCCGCTGTCGGCAATGGAACGGGCAAGATCAGCACCGGCCTGCTGGCATCCGACCTCGGCATGACGGGCGCCAGCGCGCGGACCGTCATCGTCGAATTCATGCAGCTCGACGTCAGCTATACCGGCGGGAAAGGGGTATTCAGTTTCGGCGACACGTCGGGCACGCCGCGCAGCCAGTTCACCTTGTTGAGCGCGACCAGCTTCCGTCGCATCCAGCTTGCAACGTATAGCAACGATTACAGCTACGACCTCTGGACGCAGGGCGGGACCTACGCGCGGGTGTTCTTGGCCATCACCTACGATGGCAATCTGACCATCCGCATCAGGTCGCACTGTCGGGTGTTTCTGAATGATGGCACGCCGCAAGGTGTCGTTTCGCGCTCGTTCAGTCAGACCTTGCCGGCGCCGCTAAACACGGGTAACACGGCGCCGTTGGACCTGATGGGCGGTGGGCCGTACAACTTCGGGTCGATGAATGTTGAACTGTTCAACGCGACCTTCATTGGCGGCCGCGCGCTGACCGAGCGGGAGATTGACAACTTCTACCGCAATCCGCAGCAGATCATGGCTGCGGCGCCGTCGTTCCCATATGCGCTGCTCGATTCGGCGCCAGTCGTTGTTGCCCCGATTGAACTCGCCGGCGCCGTCGTCGCGCGCGCGGCCAGCACCGGCGCGCTGACCACGTCAGTTCGTCTTTCTGGTACCGCACAAGCGGCGGCCGCCGCCGCCGGCGCGCTGTCCACCTCGGTGCGCCTGGCTGGTGCTGCGCTGGCGTCGGCCGCCGGCACTGGCGCGCTGTCGAGCGCGATTTCGCTGGCCGGCGCCGTTGCCGCTCAGTCTTCCGCTTCGGCGCAGCTGCAGGGTTCGGCCATCACGCTGAGCGGCGGTGCTTACGTTCAGACGAGCGCCGCCGGATCGTTGGCGACATCGATCCGCCTGGCAGGCGCCGCCGCGGCGCAGTCCACGGCCGCAGGCGTGCTGGCGACGGCACCCGGCGGCACACAGCCGCCGACCGTAGAGATCGACGCCACCAAAATCCCGGCAGCGCGGACGGTTATTTTTGCCGGCCGTGCGCGCGCGGTCGTGTTTCAAGGCGGTATCCGCACGGTGCTGTTCGCCGGCGGTACCAGAACAGTGAGGTTTTAATGGCAAACGCAGCACCCTACCTGGTCGGCGACAAGAACACGATCGACAAGGACCCGGACGACAAGCTCTGGTATGTGGCCAATGTAACGGCCGCGCTTGTCGACGGTGCGACAACTTGCGTGTCGTTCGACGCTCTGCCGCAGGGCGTCACCATCTTGGAGAAGGGCGCGCCGCAGGGAAACCTGGGCGGCCTGCTTCCCGTGAAGCTCGACAGCATGGGCGCCGCCGGCACCGAGAGCTCCTGCACCTTCCGCGTCACGTGCGCGAACGGCGAACAGTTCGACAAAACCATCTACTTCAACCGAGTGAGCAACTGATGTTCGACCCGACCAAGCTTCCTACCAAGCCATGCGATCCGGCCGCGCTCGAGGCGGAGGAGAAAGCGGCACCCGCCCCGGCGCCGGAATACGCCCGGGCGCCGGACGGCGATGGCCACGCCGCGGCGCTGCGTTCGCGAGGTGGCGCGCAATGAACCTGCGACTTATCACTCCGCCGACGGAATTGGCTGTATCAATCGAGTCCGCAATCAAGGCGGCGCGCGCGAGCGGCGCTGGCCTGGACGATGAGGTTGAGCAGGCCGTCAGAACCGCGACTGCGGACGCGGAATTTCAGACACAGCGCGCGCTCATCGCGCAGACCCTGCGCCTCACGTTTGACCGCTTTGACGGCGCCATCAAGCTGCCGCGTCCGCGGCTACTCTCGGTGGTGCACGTGAAGTTCATCGACCCGGCCGGCCAGCAGCGGACGCTCGACCCGCAGGACTACCAGGCCGACGCCGAGAGCGAGCCCGCCTACATCGTGCCTGCGCCTGGCAAGGCATGGCCAGCGACCGCGGCTCGCATCAACGCCGTCGAGGTGCAGTATGTTGCCGGCTACGGGCCTGACCACAACAGCGTGCCGGATTCGGTCAAGGGCTTCATCCTGCACCGCGTGGCCGAGCAGTTCGGCCAACTGTCCGCATCGATGGCCGCCAGCGCGGTGCGCTTGCTTGACGGAGAGGTGGTGTACTGATGTTCAACGACCGCATTACATTCCTGAAACCGAAGCAAGGCCGAGATGCGGCGGGCCAGCGAAACCCGAAGCAGGAATGGATCCCGATTGACCCGGCAACCTGGGGCGACGTCCGGCACCTGCGCGGGCTCGAGACGCTGCGCGCCAACGCGGAGGTGGCAGTAATTCGAGCATCAATCTGCACCTGGTTCCGCGAAGACGTCAACGAGACGATGCGAGTGGTCCACAACGGTCGAACCTACAGCATCGCCTCACCGCCGCTGCGTAACGCTGATCGCCGCTTCATGGACCTGGTATGCGAGGGCGTGAAATGATGCGCTTTGATACGTCTGACCTTTTGGAGGTCGTGCAGCAGACCGCTGAACAAGTTGTCGAGTCGATAGACGAGGTCACACTGCGTACCGTTGGATTTGCCGGGGCAGACCTGTTCCGCGACCAGGCGAAACAGAATGCGCTGGCCAACAAGAAGACCGGCATCCTGTTCGACAACATCATCGTAAAGCGACTCGAGGAAGAGTCGGACGGTGGCAAGGTGCAGGTTTATCTCGTCACGGTGCGAAATGGCAGCGAGGCCGGGGACGGCGCCTATTACTGGCGCTGGGTTGAAAACGGCCACAAATTCGTGCCAAGAAACAAGAATGTCAGCAAAAGGACCGGCCGCACCATCGGGTGGGCGGCACACCGGCGCGCGGCCGAGCTTGAGTATGGAAATGCCCGCGTCCGCGCCTATCCATACATGCGCCCGGCCTACGAGAGTAGGAAGCACGATGCGGTCGACCTGATGACACGTACGCTGGCCGAACAACTGGCGAGGAATTCAGCATGACGCCACACGAACAGCTATTTTCGGTGCTGGGCGGTTTAGCTGGCGGCCGGGTGTTCCCCGGCGTTGCCGAGCCAGACACGCCTACGCCATACATCACCTTCCAGGTGATCGGCGGACCGCCCATCAACTTCATCACCGGCGAGGCTCCCACCAAGCGTTTCGCCCGAATCCAGGTCAACGTCTGGTCCGCCACCTCGATCGAAGCGTTCGAGGTTGCCGCGCAGGTCGAGAGCTCCTTGCGCGCGGAAACGGCGCTGCAGCTGGAGGTTCTAAGCTGCGCCGGCGACACATACGATGAACTGACCACGTACCGTGGAGCGATGCAAGAGTTCCAGTTGTTCCTCTGATTCAGTCTCAACCCTTCCAGGCCGCCCCGAGCAATCCGGGCGGCCTTTTCTTTGCCCGAGTCCCGGGCTCTTTGCCTGAAAGGCCCATAAATGCAACTGCCAAATAACATCTCGTTCGCCATCGCGACCGCATACGCCGCCGCAGTGAACATCACTGCCGTCACCAACGCAACCGAAGCTGTGGTCACCGCCACCAATACCTTCGCCGCCGGCGACCTGGTCGAATACACCGGTGGCTGGGGGCAGGCGAACAACCGCGTGTTCCGCGTCAAGACGCCGTCGGGCACGCAGTTCACGCTCGAAGGCCTGGACACCTCGGATACCTCGCTGTTCCCGGCCGGCGCCGGCGTCGGCGCGGTCCGCAAGATCACTACCCGCGTCCCGATCGTGCAAGTGACCGGCGCGGATGTGTCGGGTGGCGACGGCAAGACCCAGACCGTTTCGCTGCTGGACAGCGCCGTCGACGTCGTGCTGCCCGATGGCTTCAATGCGACCACCGTCACGCTGACGATCGCCGACGAACCATCCAAGCCGCACCACGCAGCGTTGAAGGCAATCTCCGACGGGACGAAGATCGCAGCCCTGATCGGCACCCTGCCGGGCGGCGGCCTGCTGCTGTATAGCGGCTACTGCTCTTTCAACGAGAACCCGTCGCTCGCGAAAGGCAGCGTGATGGCTGTGAAGAGCACCCACTCGCTGCTCAACAGGGTCGTGCGCTACTGATCTGGTTTGCCAGCCGGCGCCGATTTGACGGTGCTGGCTTTTACGCCGCGAGGTCATTCCTCGCGGTCTTTTTCTTCCGTTTCACTCCACCTGAAAGACAATAATCATGGCAAAAGCTACCAAAATCGTCCTCGGCAAGCGTCCGCAGAACTTCAACAAGGAAGTGCAGTGCACCATGCTCGACGGTGCCCAGGGCTGCATGGAAGTCAACTATGTGTACCGCAGCCGCATCGAGCTGGCAGAGCTCACCGACGAACTGCAGACCAAGCTCAAGAACGAAGCGAACGCCGAGATCGAGCGCTTCAATGCCGCCGTCACCAAGGCAAAGGAAACCGCCGAGGCGATCCCCGAATTCTCGCTGACCCAGACCGAAATCGTGAAGCGTCAGTCGGCGATCAACGTCGAGTACATCATGAAGATCGTCAAAGGCTGGAACCTGGACGCCGACTTCGACAAGGACGGCGTGGCGGAACTGGTCGACACGCTGCCAGCGATGGCCGAGGCGATCAAGTCCGACTACCGCGCCGCCATCAACGAAGGCCGCCTGGGAAACTCCGTCTAATCGCCGAAGCGATGTACACGCCGGGTCCGACAAAAAAGGACCTGGCCGAAATGGAAGCTGCCGGCCTCACGCTGGCGGACTTCGGCGAAAGCGTGGTCGAGATCTGGCCGGAGCACTGGGATGCCTACGTGCTGTTCGCCTACATGCGTACGCAGTGGCGCGCGGGCGGCATGGGTGTGATCGGGCTCGATTACGGCACGATGCATCGCAAGATGGATCGGATGAACCTAGACCAGGCGCAGTACGACGAGCTTGAGGCGGACATTCAAACCATGGAGTTCGCCGCCCTTGGCATTATGCATAGCCGGGATGACTAAGCGCCGGTTGCACCGTCCTTGCGCTGGTGTAAGATTGCATTCTCATCATAGGAGGGGATATGCAGCGATTCATTCTGGCGACCGCGCTTTGCCTGGCGAGCGGATCCACCTTGGCGTTCGGCCTCGCGTGCGAGAGGCCCGAATACCTGCAGCTCAAAACTGCAGATAAGGCCGAGTTACAGCAGGAGTTTTGCCGCACAACTCGCATGAATGGCATGAACTTGAAATTGCGGCAAAGTACAGAGGCAGGGATCTCCGAGTTACGCAACATGGGCGCAGATACCTCGAAGCATGCCGCCGAGAGTGACGAGTTATTGCAGGCGGCGCAATCGTGCTCGAAGGCGGCCGCCGAATACGCCGGCGCGCTTCAACGCCGATTCAAGTCCAAGGCGCCCTCAGCTAAGGTATGCACCTCGCCCGGACCCGGGATATGACCTAGCACCAATTCAGCGACACACAACCAAGCCACCTTCGGGTGGCTTTTTTATTTGGGCCACGCCATGACCGATATCGTCAACAACGCAACAATTCGAGTGGTGGCAGACGCCTCGGGCGTGGAAGCTGGCTTGCGCCCGGCGGTCGACGCCGCAAACCGAACCGGCCGCGCGATGACGCAAACCGGTGAGCGGTCGGCGGCCGCCGCACGCACAGTAGAGAATTCGCAGCGCAACATCATCGCCTCGATCCAGCGCACGACGATGGCAATGGAGGCCGGCGGCCGCGGCACCGCGAATTATTACGATTCGTTGGCACGTAACCGCGGGGTTGATCCCGCCACGCTCACCCCCTACCTGAATCAGCTGCGCGCGGTCGAGGCGGCGCAGGCACAAGCCACCCAGGCAACGCAAGCTCAAGCCGCGGCCGCGCGCGATCTCGCCCAGGCTCAGGCATCGAAGGAGTCGTTCCTGGCCGGTTTGCGCGAGCAGATTGCCTTGTTCGGTAGGTCGACCGAAGAAGTGCTGCGCTACCGCGCGGCGCAAGCTGGTGCCGCTCAGGAAGCTTCAATGCTGATCCTGCAGCTGCAAAACATGCGCGCCGCCCAGCAGCAAACTGAAGCAGCAGCGCGCGCGCTGGCCCAGGCGCAGCGTGAAGCCGTCCAGGCCGACGCGAGCAGAAATACCTTCCTCGACGGTCTGCGTGAACAAATTGCTCTGTTCGGCCGTTCGACCGAAGAGGTGCACCGCTACCGTGCCGCCCAGCTCGGCGCAGCCAGCGCTGCCGAACCGCTGATTGCTCAGCTGCGAGACCTGCGCCTGGCGCAGGAGCAGCAGACCTATGCCACTCGAATGGAAGCGCAGGCGCAGCGCGAGCTGGCGCAGGTGGAGGCCTCCCGTACCTCATTCATCAAGGGATTGGAACAGCAAGTTGCCGCCATTGGCAAGACGCGGGCAGAACTTCTCGCGCTGCAGGCTGCGCAGCTGGGCGTAGCCAACCAGGCAAAGCCTTTGATCGACCAGCTGCACGCGCAGGACCAAGCCTTTCGCAATGGCGGTATGTCTGCTGCGGCGATGAACGCTGCGCTGCGGGGCGTGCCTGCGCAGATGACGGACATCATCGTCAGCCTGCAAGGTGGCCAGGCGCCGCTTACGGTGCTCCTGCAACAGGGCGGTCAGCTGCGCGATATGTTTGGAAGTGCCAGCGGAGCATTGCGCGCCCTTGGTGGCGCAGCCCTCGGCCTGATCACGCCCTTTACGGTGACCGCCGCCGCGGTCGGCGCATTGGTTTATGCCTACAAAGCGGGCCATGACGAGTCAATCAATTACTCGCGCGCCCTCATCATGACAGGCAATTTCGCCGGCACCACTGCGGGCCAGCTGTCTGACATGGCAGCACGGATGAAGGAGATCAACGGTTCCCAAGGTGTTTCGGCCAAGGCCCTGACGACGCTGGCCAGCACCGGCGCGATCGCTGCAGATAGCTTGGAAAAATTCGGCACAGTGGCCGTCGACGCCCAGCGCGTGCTCGGCAAGAGCGTCGAGGACACGGCAAAAGAGTTTGCAGCACTCGGGAAGGATCCGCTGACCGCACTCCGAGCGATGGGCGACCAATTCGGCTTCGTCTCGACCGAGACGTATCGTGCTGTGAAAGCGGCACAGGAACAGGGCCGCATGATCGATGCGGCCCGCATCGCGCAGAATTCCTACGCCGACGGCATCGCAAACCAGAAAGAAAAAGTGCTCGAAAGCCTTTCGGCCTGGGAGCGCGGCTGGAACGGCGTGAAGAAAGCGACGAGCGGGGCGTGGGATTCCTTTCTCGACTTTGCGAGCGGTCGGGAAGCGGGGCCTGACCAGCAGCTTGCGTTGCTGGATAAACAGCGTGAGGCCTGGCAGGCTCGGCTTGAGCGCCGGCAGAAGGTCCTCAGGACGCGTGACGGCGATAAGTACGATCCATCGACGGATCCGGACGTACTGGCGGCCCAGGCGCAGCTGGCGGCAATCGAACGCACCACCGTGGCTATCAACAAGAAGGCGGCAGCATCCGACCAGGCTGCTAAGGACGAGGGCCTAAGGGTGCAGCGTGAGGCACTGCAGAGGGAGTGGGACGACAAGCAGAAGATTCTGATGACCCGGGCGGAGCTGCGCGACAAAGCCTTGGCCGCAGCCCAAACTCGCGGCGCCGAACTCGGTGTTCCGCAGGCGGATATCGATAAGCAGTTGATGGCGATCCGTCGTGAATACAACGATGTCTACGTGGCCGGGATCGACGCCAGCATGACGTCGCTGCGGAAGCGTGGCGAAGTGGAGGAAGTGCTGGCCCAGCGCGCGCTGGCACAAATCCAAGCGCAGCGCGACGCTGGCGAAATCACGGAAGACGAAGCTCTTCGGCGTACGGCCGCTACGGACCTGGCTATTATTGACGGGCAGAAGCGCGGCCTGCAGCAACAGCTTGCAATGACCCGACAGAAGATCGGTAGTCAACGCGAGCAACTTGATCTTCAGGGCCAAATCGATAAAAAAGACGAAGAACGTTCCAGCCGACAAAATAAGCTGGAGATCGACTTGGGCACCGCCCAACGGAACCGCTCGCAGGCCAGCCAGGATCTGTACATGCAAGGCGTCAAGGCGGCCGCCGCCGAGCTCACCGGCCTGGAAGACCAAGTGAAGGCGCAGCAGCTGGCCAACGAAGAGATCGGGCTGTCGAAGGAAGGAGTGGCAGCACTCCAGGCCGAGCGCATGCTTGCAATCGCGACCTTGAAAGAGGAGACCGCCGCACAGTTCGAGGCGCAGGAAGCCGGCAGCGTTACCGCTGGGATCTACCGCCGCCAGGCCGAAGAGTTGCGCAAGCTCGCCACCCTCAAGCAGCAGGGCGCGATCAACGAAGGGATCTCGGACGCCAATAAAAAGGCGAAAGACAGCTTGAAGGAGTTTCTGGACCCGGCCCGGGCCCAGACGTTCGGGGAGGCGCTGCGCGAGGCATTTGGCACTGCGGGTGACTCGATCACCAAGATGACCGGCGCTTTGGACGCATTCGGCAAGCGTCAGGCAAAGATCGCAGAAGAGCGCGGTAATGCTGACCTGCTGTTCCGGAACGGCAAGATCGATGAAATCCAGCACTTGGAATACGTCGAGAAGCTCAACGATGAGAGCGCCAAGAATCGCATGGCTGGCTATGGCGCCATGGCGAGCGCGGCCGCCGGATTCTTCGGCGAGCAGAGCAAGGGCTACCAAGTCCTGATGGCAGTGTCGAAGGTGTTCCACGCGGCCGAGCTGGCCATGACGCTGGCCGAGCTGGTACCGAAAGGTATTTCGGCGGTGCTGAGCCAAGGCTCGGGCGATCCATATACCGCGTTTGGCCGCATGGCGGCGATGGCTGCGATCGTCGCCGGTCTGGGCGTTGCCATCGGTTCTGTCGGCAGCGGCGGGGTGAGTCTGTCCGAATCGCGCCAGAAAACCCAGGGCACCGGGTCCGTGCTCGGGTCGGACGATAAGTCCGAGTCGATCGCGAAGTCGCTTGAAATAATGGAGTCGCTGGCTTCGAAGGAGCTGGGCATCAGTACCGGCATGCTGATGTCCCTGCGCAACATCGAGGCGGGGATCGGGCAGTTCGCCTCCTTGCTGGTGCGCACTACTGGTGTCTCGGGCGATTTTGGCGCCGGCATCGCGACGCGCGGCAGCGCCGACGCTTTCGGTCGATCAACGGCAGGCGTGCTATTAACCGGCGGTGTCATCGGGCTGGCTCTCGACAAGATTACCGGTGGCTGGGTTGGAAAGATCACTGGGTCAGTGCTGAACTCCATCTTCGGCGGCAAGAAAACTGTCGAGGACACCGGTTTCACTATGGGCCCGGCCAACTTCGGGAACATTCTGACCGGAGGCGTCAGCGCATCGCAGTATGCCGACATCAAGAAGGATGGCGGGTGGTTCCACAGCGATAAGCGCTCGACCCAGCTTGAAGGGATCGGCGCCGAGGGTAATCGTCAGATCAGCACGATCCTGACGTCGCTTTACGACACCGTGTTCCAGGCCGGCGAGCTCCTGCAGGTCAACGGTGACGAATTTACTGCGCGCCTGAACAGCTTCGTTGTCGACATCGGCAAGGTGAGCTTGAAAGGCAAAACCGGGGAGGAGATCCAGAAAGAGCTGTCGGCTGTGTTCTCGAAGGTCGGCGACGATCTCGCCAGCTTTGGCATTGCTGGGATTACCGAATTCCAGCAGGTTGGCGAGGGTGCACTGGAGACCTTGGCACGCGTTGCGTCGAACTATGCAGGCCTGGACGCAGTCTTGAACAGCATCGGCAAGTCGTTCGGGGCAACCGGGATCGCGAGCCTTGCTGCACGCGAAGAGCTGCTTTCCATGGCGGGCGGCATCGACGAGCTGGCGAGCCAAGCATCGTCGTTCGCCGAGAATTACCTGACCGAGGCGGAGCGGCTGGCGCCGGTGCAGAAGTATGTCACCGCACAGCTGGCGGAGATGGGCCTGACCTCCCTTCAGTCGCGCGATGCGTTCAAGCAGCACGTGCTGGGCCTTGATCTCACGATCGCGGCAGAGCGAGAGCAGTACGCGCAACTGATGTCGCTGCAGGAGGCGTTCGCCAAGGTGTTTCCGGCGATTGAGGATGCCACCATGTCGCTGACCGATGCGAAATCAGCGCTGGCAGATGCATACAACGCCGAGACCGATGCGGTCGACGCAACCATCAACCGGATGCGCTCGTTCGCCTCGAGCTTGAAGACCCTGCGCGACAACGCGTTGCTGGGTGGTCTTTCTCCGCTTTCGCCGCAACAGAAATATGCGGAGGCAAAGGCTCAGTACGAAGCTGTGCTGGCCGCGGCGCGAGGCGGCGATGAGGCAGCCCAGTCGCAGTATCAGGGCGCATTCAATGCGTTCCTGACTGCCTCCAGGGAGGTGTTCGCCAGCAGCAGCCAATATCAGGTCGACTTCGCCTACGCGCAGGCGGCCACGGAGGAGGCGGCACGCTGGGCTGAGTACCAGGTCGATGTCGGCAAGGCGCAGCTGGATGTCCTCAAGTTACAGGTGTCCGGAATCCTCGACGTCAATAAATCCGTGCTCTCAGTGCGGGAGGCCTTGGTTCAGTACAACGAAGCTCAGGGACGGCAGGCGGGCCCAGCCGCGATGCCAGCATCTGCGCAGATCCCGTTCTATGCGTCGGAAGGCCGGACAAACAACGCGGCGCTTGCGAATGAGATGTCTGCGGTGCGGCAAGAGCTGGCAGGGCTGCGGGCTGACCAACAGGTGCAGACCGGCGATCAGATCCAGGCACAGGCAACTGCGACCAGCGAATCTGCGGAAGTGATTGCGAAGGCCGTCCGGCAGCCGTGGAAATTTGCTGGTGACGAAACAAGGGTTGCTCCTCAATGACAGATGCTCAATTTACGACCTGGCTGCAGAGCCAGGCGGCGTACCGTGTCGTCCTCATCGAGGCCGCGGTCCAGATCGGTGGCGTGGAGTCCGTCGTCTACATGGCGACGAAACCATTCACCACCGGTGCGGCCGATACGCCGGCAAATACCTCGTACCTCCCGATCGCCACTGTCGGCACGCTGTTCACCGAGCAGCTGTCGCTGGAAGGTGACGGCGCGCTTTCGGCCGGCGTACTGGAGATCGACAACACCGGCGGCGCGCGCGACATCTGGGCGGATGCTTCCTACGTCTGGACCAACCGCGCGATCAAGGCCTACATCGGTGACCTGCGCTGGCCTCGCTCGGACTTCCGCATGGTCTTCAACGGGATCGTGGCCGACATCGCGCCGCGCGGCCGCAACAAGCTGGGCCTGAAGCTGCGCGACAAGCTGCAGCGCCTGGACACGGCGCTCAGCGAAGCGAAGATTGGCGGCACTGGTGAGAACCAGGATGTGCTGCGCCCGGTGGCGTTCGGGCAGGTATTCAACGCGACCCCAGTGCGGATCAGCAATGGGACGCTCGAGTATCAGGGGCATGTTGGTCAAATCGACGGTTCGATCGAGGCGCGCGACAACGCAGCCCCGGTCAGCTACACGACGAACGCGGCCACCGGCGTCATCACGCTGGACGATGCGCCGGCGGGCGCCGTCACCCTCTCCATGCGTGGCGACAGCGCCGGCGGCTATCGCGAAACGGTCGCCTCGATCGTCAAGCGCATCGTCACCGGCTACGGCAAGGCATCCGACCGCTTCACGGACGACGACCTCGACCTGGTCAGCCTGAGCGCGTTTGATTCGGCGAACCAGCAGGGCGTCGGCCTTTATGCGACGGACCGGCTGAACGTGCTGCCAGCGTGCCAGTCGCTGACGGGCAGCATCGGCGCCCAGCTGGTGATGTCGCGCCTGGGCAAGCTCCGCATCATCAAGGTCGCGCTGCCGGGAACGGGCACGCCGTTCGTGATCCGGCCGGAGCACATGGTCGATGACACGCTGCAGCCGACTGGCCGCACCACCGCAGTCGGCGCCGTCAAGCTCGGCTTCTGCAAGAACTGGACGGTCCAGGACGCCGGCACGCTGGCGGGCATTCCCGACCGGCACAAGGATCTGTTCTCCCAGGAGTGGCGCACCACCACGAAATCGGATGCGGCCACCATCGCCAAGTTCAAGCTCAACGCCGAGCCGATCCAGCAGGACACGCTCCTGCTCACCCGGGCGGAAGCGGAAGCGGAGGCGCAGCGCCGTCTCGACTTGTGGAAGGTGCCGCGCACCACGTATGAGTTCGATGGGCTACCCGAGCTGCTGCAGCTCGAGCTCGGCCAGGCCGTGACCGTCTTCAGCCCGCGCTTCGGCATGGCAGCTGGCGTCTCCGGCATCGTTATTTCACTCGCGCCCGACTGGAACACCGGGCGCGTCAAAGTAGGGTTTCTCGTATGAGCGGAGTTCTGAACGACTGCGACGCGCTGCTGCAGGGCGCCGCGGTACGCATCCTGAATCCGAAGGATGCGTTCATAAACCTGACCCCTAGCGGCCCGGGTTTCCACATGAACGGCGCCGGCGTCGTCGACATTGCAGCCGTCAGGGTCACGGCAGACCTGATCGCGCTTGAGGGAGACATCGACTTCACCGTCCAGGGCGGCACTCTGTCCAACGTGACCGCGCGCAGCGTCGACGTCAACTTCACGACCGGGACCGCGATCTTGACCGCTACTGTGGTCACGAATGGGGAAACCTTCGGTCGTAGCTGCGTTATCCCTGTCGTGCGGGATGGCGCGCCCGGCCAGCCCGTGTACACGTGGATCAAGTACGCCGACACCGCAGCCGGCGCTGGTCTCTCGGACGACCCAGTCGGCAAGGCCTATATTGGCCTTGCCCACAACAAGCCAACGGCCACCGAATCGACGACCCCCGCCGACTACACCTGGGCGCTAATGAAGGGCAGCGACGGTCTGCCAGGCACGAAAGGTGCCGACGGCATCACCTATTACACCTGGATCAAGTACGCCGACCAGGCCGATGGAACCGGCCTCTACGACACGCCAAACGCGAATACCCTATACATCGGCATCGCAGTCAACCGCCTGAGCGCAACCGAGAGCACGACGAAGACCGACTACGTCTGGTCCCGCTTTAAGGGCGAGCAGGGTGTGGCCGGCGCGGTCACGTACACGTGGATCAAATATGCGGACACGGCCGCCGGCGTCGGCCTGTCCGATGACCCGACCGGAAAAGCGTACATCGGTTTTGCCTACAACAAGTCCACTGCGACCGAGTCGACGACGGCCACGGATTACACCTGGTCGCTCATCAAAGGTACCGATGGCCAGCCAGGTGGCAAGGGCGCGGACGGCGCCACGCTCTACACGTGGATCAAATATTCGGATGCCGCGGACGGTACCGGGCTATACGACACCCCGACCGCCGGCACGCTGTACATCGGGATCGCCACGAACAAAAGCACGGCGACCGAGAGCACCGTGAAAACGGATTACGTGTGGTCGAAGTTCAAAGGAGACCAGGGCGTGCAGGGCCCGACGACCTACACCTGGGTAAAGTATGCCGACAGCTCCGCCGGCGCCGGCCTGAGCGACGATCCGACGGGCAGGGCCTATATCGGCTTCGCCTATAACAAGTCGACTGCGACGGAGAGCACCACCGCCACCGATTACACATGGTCGCTGATCAAAGGCACGGACGGGCAGCCCGGTGGCAAAGGGTCTGACGGGCAGACGCTGTACACCTGGATCAAGTATTCGGACAACGCCGATGGAACGGGTTTGTATGACACCCCAACAGCGAGCACTCAGTACCTGGGCATCGCGGTCAACAAAACCACCACCACGGAGAGCACGGTCAAGACTGACTACGTGTGGTCGAAGTTCCGCGGCGCCGATGGCGTCGGCACCGCCGGCATGCGCGGGGCCGGCCACTACTACGCGGCTGGCTCTGCCTGGTCGGATGGGGTCGCTGACGCTGCTACTCCCGACGGTAATGTCGTCGGCGACGTCGTCACCATCTCGAGCAGCACCTTCGTCATGGAAAAGCGCTGGACGGGCACGGCCTGGGTGGACAATGGCGTCGTCGTCAACGGCAAGCTGATCGTGCCGGAGTCGATCCTGACTTCTGCACTTGCTGCTGGTGCCGTCACGGCGGGGAAGATCGCAGCTGGCGCCGTCAGCGCGAACAGCATTATCGTCACAGGCGACCAGAACAACCTGATCCGTGACCCCCAGTTCAAAGACCTGACATGGTGGGGACTGACCGGAAGGACGACGGAGGGGATCAGCATTGGCCGCTGGGCGGATGCGCAGCAACCAACACGCTGGAAGCACGGTGTCTCCGTCTACCTCGGTGCGACCACTGTTAGCAATGAACTTGTGGTCACCAGAACGCAAACGATGCCGATCGTTCCAGGTGCCACTTATCTGGTTGAGTATCAGGTTGGATTTAGTAGCGATTTCAATGGTGACCTGTCTATCTGGTTGCACACCTACAATTCCAATGCAAACACGCTAGGTCCAACCCTACCGGGCGGGGGTGTGCCGAACAGCGGATATTTTTTCAATGGCAACGGTGACCCTATCCAATACCCAAGCAACAGCCGGGGCGGTCAGGACGTCGTGAAATACTTCACGGTTCCGGCCAATAACGCTGTAGTCGGTTGCCAGTTCATCATCATGCGTCAAGTCCGCGCCGGCACTTGCGAGATTGGCGGCTT